TCAACGGGCCGATCGCGAGCGATTCCGCCGCGCCGCCGGTCTGAGAAATGCGATAGTTGATCACGCCCGACGTGTAGGCGGTGCAGTTGAGCCGGTAGAGGACGTTCTTTTCCGGCTCGCCGAAGGTCTGCGACACCGGCGTGCCGGTCGCCCATTTGGCCAGCGTGCCGGCGCGATCGATGTTGCAGACGATCCAGGTCGATCCGCCGTCGAAGCTGCGCTCGAGCTGGATCGTGGCGTCGTAGCTGATCGCCGCGCCGGTGAAGAGTGCGGAATCGTCGGTCCCGGTCGGGATCGCCGCGGCCGTCAGCGCAAAATTGAACGGCTGCTGTCCCGGCCGGATCGGAACCGAACTCGGCGCCGCCGACAGTTCGACAATGCCGGTCGTCCCGTCCGGCAGCCCCGGCGTCGGCGCGACCGCCGCCTGGACGATCCCGATCACCGTCACGCCCGACGGAATGCCTGGCCCCGAGACCGCCGCGCCGAGCAGCCCAGCCGTTTCGGCCAGTCCCGCGATCTGCGCCAGTCCTGCCGTCAGCAGGCCCTCAAGCGTGATCGTCGGCGGCGCCAAAGTAACGTCGGTCCCGGAAACGACGCCCGCCGTCGTCCCCAACGGGACGAGCGATGAACTGATCGCGTCGCCCGCCGCCAGACCCGTCCCCGAAGCGACCGTGGCGTCGAGCGAATCGGCGGTCGTCGTCAGGGCGGTGTTGATCGAGGCCCAGATCGACAGGTTCATCGGCCCGCGGAAGGCGAAGGCCTGCCCCGGCCCGATCGCGCCGATCTGCCCGCTCAGGACCGCGTTCGCCTGGTCGAACGGCGGCGGTTTGCCGGAGGCGGCGACGCCGAGAGGAGCGGGGATGCCCATGGTCTAGGCCGCCGAGCTGGGAGGGACGAGCCGCGCCGCTTCTGCGGCGCGTCCGCTGAATGTCTTGGTGCGGTTGGCCTTCTCGACGTCGATCAGCAACACCTGGCCTTGAACCCGCGCCGCCGCCTTCTTGACCGCGCGCGCCGCGTCGTTGGTCGGGATCATCGCCCAGTTCGGCTCTTTCGCTTCCTTGATCCGCGCGCCGGCGCGCATGACGACCGGCCCTTTCGGCGTCGCCACCTGCGCTGTTCCCGACAGGGTGTATTCGGCCTGGGGGCCGTGTCGCGCCAGCGCGAGATCGAGCAGCCGGCGCGAACGCCAAGCGACAAAGCGATCGCCCTGGTCCTCGAACCGAAGGAGCGCCCAGTCGATCAACGCCGTCACTTTGGCCGCCAACGCCGCGCGCATGGTCAGGCCCTCCGCTCGGCCGGCGGGACGATCGTGCCGAGCACGCGCGTCTTGACCATCTGGCCGGATTCGCCCTTGTGGTGCAGCTTCAACTCGCCGTCGCGCGCGTCGGCGTCGAAGCCGGCGCCGATCCCCGGCGCGCCGGTTCCGTTGACCGCGCGCTTCGAGGGAACCGCGCGGCCATGGACGACGACGCCGCCGAGCGTCACGCCCAGCGCCTCTTCCGGCCGCTTGTAGTCGGCAGTGCCGATCGAATCCTTGAAGGCTTTGAAGATCGCCTTGGCCGGCTCGTTGATCGGCTGCATCGCCTCGTTGGGGATGCCCGGCCAGTCGATTTCGGTCGGCTGGACCGAATGATCGCGCGCCACCCAGAACGGGTCGACCAGCATGTTGTCGAGTAGCGTTTTGGCGATGACGCGATAGACCGGGACTTCGCCCTCGGCGCGGGCCTTCAGAATCGCCTTGACCATGCGGTCGCGCGCGTCGGCGCGGGCTTTCAGCACGTCGGGCGGCACGCGGCGGCGCCCCGTGCCCTGGTCGGTCAGCTGCGAGATCTCCATCGCCAGGCTGGACACCCAGTTCTTGTCGCTGGCGTCCTCGACCTTGCCGCTGGCGCCTTGCAACGCCCGCAATTCGACCAGCAGCTCGTCGCGCATCGAGGCGCGCACTTCGGCGACGACCTGCGCCGCCGCGGCGACGACCGCGCTCTTGAATTCCGGCGTCTCGGTCAGTTTGACCGCCGTCGCTTCATTGGCCAAGAGATCCTCCATTTCCTGCCTTGATCGCCGCCCCGCCCCCATGAAGGGATCACCCGACGACGTAATTGTTGGCCGCGTTGCGGTTGAACTGATCGTCGCGGGTGGTGGTGACGACGGCCGAGGCGATCGTGCCGGCGGTGAAGAGCAGGCCCGAGGCGGTTTGAAACAGGATCCGCAGGAAGCGCGGCCGCAGATTGGCCGGGAAGGGCGGCAGCCAGGGGAAGCGCATGATCACCGTGCCGGCCGGGCATTGCGCCGCCGTCAGCGGGCCGGTCTCGGCGATCGTCTGCCACGCACCCGGCTGGTAGCCGCCGCCCGCGCCTGAGTCCGGCGCCGCCTGCAGCGCCGCGTTGAGGGTGCAGGAATCGGAGGTCGCGAGCGACGTGCCGATCGTCACGTTGAGCTCCGGCCGCTTGCCGACCGCCATGCCGCCGGGCTGGCCGAAGGTCGCGACATTGCCGATGATCAGGCCGCCGGTGACGCCGGCGACCGCGCTCCTCGGCGGCACGCCGGCCCCGAGGCCGAGCAGGTCGATCAGCCCGGAGGGGAAGCTTTCGCCAGCCGCGCCGACGAGCGACAGCGGCGCGCCAGGCGGGACGAGGGTGTTGAGGATGGCGTCGGTCAACATGGCTGAATTCCCTTCTCAGACTGTTCGCTTGCGATTCGTCGCCTTGGCGGGCGAGGCCCGCGATTCGTCCTCAGGTCACCCGCTGTTCGGTCGTCAGCAGCTGGTCGGACACCTTCCACGGGATCTCGTCGATGCCCATGGTCGGCTTGCCGGCGTAGTCCTCGAGCCGCAGCAGGACGTTGCGGTCGCGCATCGCCTGGATGTCGGCGTAATGGCGCACGGTGCGGTTGGAGTAGATGACGAAGCGCACGCCGGTGCCGGGGTCGCGCGGGCTGTCGACCTTGGTGATGCCCGAGGTCGCCTTGGTCATGTTGGGCGGGAAGAGCAGCATCTCCCGGATCGAGGCGAAGATGTCGGGCGCGTTCGGACCCGCCAGGCCCGCCGTGGTGACGTCCATGTTGGCCATGCGGGCGGAATAGCGCCAGTCCTGCGGGCAGAGGCCGATAAACTGCTGGAACCACATCGTATAGGCGCGGAAGGGATTGCCGAGCGAATCGTAGCCCGACATCGATTCGGAGAGATCCTCCATCGCCAGGCCCGCCTTGGAGCCGCGCGGATAGAGCAGGAACAGCTTGCCCGGCGCCCAGCCGAGCAGCCACAGCGAGGCGTTGGAATTGCCGGTGCCCCCGCCGTCGATGACGTTGGCGCCGTTGAGCGCCGCGTCGCCGAGCGCGTTGTAGAAGGTCGAAAGGCCATTGCATTCGGCCGGGTTGGCGACGGTGTTGCCGTACCACAGCGTCTGCTCGATCGTCTGGCCCATGCCTTCGAGGAAGGCGACGTCCTCGGATTCGCGGAAGCCCTCGACGTCGCCGGAAATCATGGCGAGGGTGCGGTCGACCTGGGAATAGTCGACCAGCTCGGCGAGGCCGACGCTCGACTTGTCGGTCGTCGACTTGGAATAGGGCGTGCCTTGGTTCATCTGCCGCCAGGCGCCGGCCGGAATCGAGGTCCGGTAGGCGAAGTGATGCCCGGTCATTTCCGAGGCTTCGACATAGGGCGCGTCCTCGTGGAGGACGACGCTCTGGCTCAACATCTCGGCGATGACGTGCTGCTCGCCCGCGTCGGTCATTCGGCTCGTGACGTCGGCCAGGGTAGGCCATGATCCGGTCGCCATCGTCTCGTTCCTTCCTGCTTGCTCTCAGCCGTCGCGGCCGCTTGAAGATCACCGTTGCGCGTTCGCCGAACTCTTGTAGATGTCGCGCAGACCGTTGGGTTTGTTTGGGTTCTTGCCGACGTCGGGCGGCGGACGCGGATTGGGCGGCGGCATGCCGGGCTCGTCGAACGCGCGCGCCACGTTGTGGAGAATGCGGTGGAAGGCCTTGTGATCGCCCGCGCCGGTGGTGCGCAGGAAATCCACGAAGTCCTTCATGTGTTCGTTCCACTGCGGCGAACCGTATTCGGCGCGCGAGACGAACATGTCGCGCATGCGGGCGACCGCGCCCTGGGCGGTCTGATAGCCTGCGCCGCCCAGTTCCGGATCGGCCATGACCCCGTTGCGCCAATTGGCCCGCATCTCGTTGAAGACGCGCACCTGGTTCTCGGTCGCGGCCTTGTCGTAGGCGATCGCGTATTCCTTGAGCGCCGTCGTGTGCAGATCGATCAGCTTCTGCGCCCGTTCCATCGGCGGCAGATCGGCGGCCGATAGCAGAGTGGCGAAGCTTTCCATCTGCTCCGGAATGGCCTTGAAGCCCTCCGGCAGCTTGAGGTCTGCGACGACGATCGGCGTGGGCGCGGCGGGCGCGGCCGGGGCCGGCGCGGCTTCGGCCGGCTTGGCTTCGCCGGGCTTGGCGGCTTCGGGCTTCGCCGCCGCGGCGGGTTTGGCTTCGCCAAGCTTCGGCTGGGCTTCGCCCGGCTTCGGCGCTTCGGCGGCGGCCGCAGGCGCGGCTTCCTTTTCCGCCGGCTTGGCGCCGGGGGCGACGAGCTCCTCGAGCAGGCTCGGGAT